GTGTGGTGTTATTCAGCATTGGAAGTCTGATACTGCTATGGATGCTATGCCTATTGCTGGTGAAGTAGCGAAATGGGCGAAGGAATACTCTGTCCGAAATGTTTCGATGATGCGTGATGGTGCGGCACACATTGCACCATTACTTATGCAGTCTCGAATACCGGTGTTTGTGGTGAACATGTCTATCTTTGCTCAAGGTTGCGATGAGACATCCGGTGCATTGAATGGTGGCAGGTTAAAACATCGAGGCCAGCAGTTGCTAACAGATCATGTTGCAGCTTCGAGTCGCCAACCGCTTGGCGATTCATCTTGGAGAATTGGTAGAAGGGACGCGCAATCATCGGTGCAAGCAGCTGTTGCGTTGGCTATGGCAGTTCATTGGGCTTCGCCTAATGCGGTCATGGCTCAAGTGGTGTCGGTATGACAATAGTGTGGGGAAGCACTATAGTTAGACCTGCATTCCCCCGTAGTGCAATGTAGGTTCCCTTCCACCTACGAAGCCCCAGTATTCGCCTCTCTGATGCTGGGGCTTCACCTTTATCCACAGTTTTAGTTGCAGTTATCCACAGGCTGTGGGACAATTGCCCACCTATGGGACTCTTTGACCAATTCCGCAAGCCTGTTGATATTAAGGCTGAACTCGCGCCAAGCGTAAATAAGGCTGTCGCCTACTCGCCTTGGGGAATCGTTGACTCTTATTCGGTCAGCCGCGAAGTGGCAATGCAAGTCCCAGCTGTGGCTCGCGCTCGTAACGTAATCTGCAACACTTTGGGAACTATCCCTTTGGAACTGTATGCGCGTGATGGTCGCCATATGCGTAAGCATTCTTGGATGGAACAGCCAGACCTAAACACTCCATACTCTGTCACAATGGCTCGCACCATTGACAGTCTCGCATTCTTTGGTGTCGCCTATTGGCAAGTCACCAATACTTATGCAGAAGACAATCGCCCTAGCCGATTCCAATGGATAGATCCACGCAGAATCACTTGGGAAACTAACACTTCCAATACGCAAATCGCTCAATACTATGTTGACTTAAACCCAGTGCCGATGAGTGGTATTGGAAGCCTTATTACGTTCCAAGGCCTCGAAGAAGGTATCTTGGCGCGTGGTGGCAAAACTATTGCTACCGCTCATGCACTTGAGACTGCGGCTTACAACATTAGCCAAGACCCAGTGCCTATGGGTATTTTGAAGAACAATGGTTTCGACCTGAGCGAAGACCAAGTTATTTCAGCCCTTAATGCTTGGAAACAAGCTCGTAAAACTAAGTCAACTGCCTACTTGAACAATAACTTTGAATATCAAACTGTTGGTTTCGACTCTAAGTCCATGCAACTGGTTGAGGCTCGTTCACACATGGCTTCTGAGATTGCTCGCATGATGAACGTTCCGGCATATGTTGTTGGCGCTGACCAGATGGCAAGCATGACTTACTCAAACGCAGTGGATGTTCGTAAAGACCTTGTGAATAACACTCTTCGCGGATACATCGCAGCAGTTGAAGACCGCCTGAACATGGCAGATATTACAGCTGCAAATACTTTCGTTCGCTTTGACCTTGACGATTACTTGCGTGAAGATGCAAAGACTCGAACTGATATCACTACAACACTTCTCAGCAACGGCATCATTGACTTGAACGAAGCCCGAGCAATGGAAGACCTAGCCCCTCGTGGCTCTAATGATGCAGAGGATGCTCAATGAAAATCACAATGAACATGGATATCACAGCCGCTGATATTCCACGCCGAATCATCTCAGGCCGTATCGTGCCGTTCAATGAAGTTGGTACACCAAACATTGGTCGCACCATGTTCCTCGAGGATTCAATCCAAATCCCAGATGTGTCTGCTATCAAACTAAACCTTGAACATGATCGCACGAAACCAGTTGGACGTGCAGTTGCTATCGAGTCTCGCGCCGATGGTATTTACGCAGACTTCAAAATCGCTCAAACCACTGCTGGCTCTGATGCTTTGGTTGAAGCAGCCGAGGGACTTCGCCCGGCATTCAGCATTGAAGCTCTTGGCCAAGAGTCCGAGCAAATAGATGGTGTGACTGTGTTCAGTCGCGCCGAATTAGTGGGAGTTGCACTCGTCACTAACCCAGCATTTTCTAGCGCAGAAATCACTAAGGTCGCTGCGTCAGAAGCCGAGGAAACGCCCGTTTCTGAGGAGACAACCGAAGAGGAGATAACTGTGTCAGAAAACACAGCCCCTGTTGAAGCCGCAGAAACTGTTCAGGCTTCAGCACCAGCAGTAGGCCTTGCCTTCACTGCTCCTCGTTCACCAATCGTGGATGCAGGTTCTTACTTAGAACACAGCGTCAAGGCGAAAATGGGCGACGAGGATTCACGTCAGTTTGTACTTGCAGCTGATGATTCAACCAGCACCAACACAGGTTTGACTTTGCCAAACCACCTAAACCAGTTCATCACCACTAACTTCGAAGGTCGCCCAGCGATTGACGCAGTTTCTCGTGAAGCACTTCCAGCATCTGGTTTGTCTTTCACTATCCCAACTCTTGGCACCAAGCCAACTGTCGCAGTAGTAGCTGAAGAAGGCGCACCATCTGAAACTGGCATGACTTCAACCTACATCACTGTTGACATTGCTAAGTACTACGGCAAGAACGAAGTTTCTTTCGAACTTCTAGATCGCTCTAACCCAGCGTTCTACGCAGAACTTGTTCGCCAAATGCGCTACGCATACGCTAAAGCAACTGACACTGCAGTTCTATCTGCACTTGTTACTTCAGGTACAGCAAGCACAGGCGTTGCAGCAACTGCAGCAGGTCTTCAATCATTCATTGCAACCGAATCAGCAGCTGCTTTCAAAGCAACTGGTGAATACGCAAGCAACCTAATTGCAAGCCCAGATGTTTGGGGTTCAATCATGGGAATGGCTGACACAACTGGCCGTCCGTTGTACTTCGCTAACAACCCAGCGAACAACCCAGGCGCAGTAACTGGCAACTCTGTTGTTGGTAACGTACTTGACAAGGCTCTATACGTTGACTCTAACGTTGCAGCTTCTGGCTTCGTAGATGATTCAGCATTCCTTGTAGCACCTAACGCTGTTACTTGGTACGAATCACCAACCACACAATTGCAGGTTCAATTGTTGAACACAGGTCAGGTTCAAATCGGTCTTTACGGCTACGGCGCTATCGCAGTCAAGAAGGCCGGCGGAATCCGTCGTCTCAACATCGCTTAACTAAGCCGAGGGGTGGCTAGCGGATGGTCACCCCTCACCTATTCGTAAGGAGTCCCAATGTCATACGTCACAGTTGCACAACTGCGTGATGCTCTTGGCATTGGGGCTCTCTACGATGACGCAGATATTCAATCCTGCATTGACGCAGCTGAAGAAATTATTCTGCCAATGTTGGTTCAACACACCATCCCAGTTATCAAAACAAAGTTGGTTTCTAATGTTGCTACCGCTTACTTTGAGACACCAAATACTTTCGTTGTTGGCGATGTTGTCCATACTAATTTGGGCAGTCCGTTTAATGGCAACATTACGATCACTGCAATAGGTGCCGACTATGTGTCGTGGGCTAAAGTTAACGCTAACGTCACTGAGTCTTGGGTCATCCCTCATGGATGGTTAGGTCATCAAGCCGACTGGACTGGCGTGGAGAATGTGCATCAAGCAATCCTCATGACTTCTGCCGATGTTTGGCAGGCACGCACAGCGACCAACGGACAGCCTGTGGGCATGGACTTCGCGCCTGCACCTTTCCGTATGGGAGCAAGCCTCCTAACTCGTGTGAAAGGCCTTCTAGCGCCTTACATGAGCGTCAACACGATGCTGGGATAACGCATGAGTTTCGCATCCGTCCGCACAGACTTAGCAACTGCCCTAACAGACGACACCAAATGGCAAATCTTTGCTTACCCAACTGAAAACCCAATGCCAAATTCGGTTGTTATCTTGCCTGGGTCACCTTGGGTTCAACCCTTAACCATTGGCACTAAAGCAGTCACAGTTTCTTACGTCATCAAAGTAATTGTTAACACAGCTGATAACCAAAGCGAACTAACCAGACTTGAAGACTT